AAGAACAGCAGTCACAAGCTCTGGGCGCGAAGCAGCATCCAACGCAGGGGGTAAGAATTTATACACTCTTAGCCCTGATCGAGTAAAGGCGTTAAAGGAGGCTGGCATGTGGGACAACCTAGAAGTTAGGAACCGCATGATCAAGCGCTACGCAGCAGAAGACCGTCAAACTAATGGAAGGAACTAATCATGGAAACTCGTTTAAAAAAATCTCTCTCTGCAGGTGGGCGCGAAGATCGCGCTAGTCACGACAAGTCGCGTGAGGCACCAGAAGAAATGTTTGTGTCAGCCGATGAGCGTCGCAAGATGTGGAAGGACGAATGGACACAAAGCGCATTGCCCAATGCTCCTGATTTACCCGGCTGGCATGTATGCTGGCTTTCAACAACCAATAGTTACGACAGTATTGATAAGCGGATTCGCCTTGGCTATGTGCCTGTTAAAGCAGACGACGTTAAAGGATATGAGAATTACCGTGTAAAGGCTGGAGAGCATGTTGGATATATCGCATGTAATGAGATGTTGCTGTTTAAAATCCCGATGGATGTCTACCAAGACATCATGGCTCACTTCCACCACGACGCACCGATGGAAGAGGCTAACAAGATCAGATTGCAAGCAGAGCAGCAAGTTGGACGCGATAGCACAGGCAAACGTCTGGGTCATGTTGAGGGTGATGGCATTGAGCAATTAGACAAACCGTTGCCTGCCCCAACTTTTGCTGGGTAGGTATTTGTTAAATTGATTGGAGTTTATTATGTCAAGTGTAAATGCTCCGTTCGGTTTGCGCCCTGCGTTTCATCCTTCGGGTCTGGATCGCGCTGTTGCGCTTGCTGGCGGTATTGCGTCGGGTTATTCAACCGACATTCTGAAAAATCAACCTGTTACGCTGACCACTAGCGGAACCTTGAACGTAGCTACCGCTGGTAGCGCATTCCAAGGCGCTTTTGCTGGTGTTGAGTGGACAGACACAACTGGTCGTCGTCGTATTTCTAACTACTGGCCTGCTAGTACCGCATATCAAACTGGTTCATGCATAGCTTATTACTATAGTGATCCAAACATTGTTTATGAGATACAAGCTGACGGTTCATTGGCTCAAACCTCTATCGGTGATCAAGCAAACTTCACTAACGTGTCTGCTGGTTCAACGACTACTGGTTTGTCACAGTGCACAATATCAACCACATTGGCTGGTACTAGTGCAGTTGGCGATCTACGTATTATTAATTTAGCCCCCGCTGTTGATAACGCATGGGGTGATGCATACACGGTTGTTCAGGTGCAGGTAAGCCGCAGCCAGTATGTAGCAACCATTAACGCTATTTAAGGAGGGCATAAATCATGGCAGCCCCAATGAGAAGTACCGACTTTCGTAGCATTGTCGAACCAATCCTGAACGAATGTTTCGACGGTGTCTACGATCAGCGTACTGATGAATGGTCACGAGTTTTCCGTGAGCAAGAAGGTATTCCACGTAACTATCACGAAGAGCCAGTATTGTATGGCTTTGGCGCAGCTCCACAATTGCCTGACGGTACTCCAGTATCGTATCAGCAAGGTGGCGTATTGTTCTTAAAGCGTTACGTCTACTCAGTATATGGCTTGGCATTTGCCTTGACCAAAGTATTGGTAGAAGACGGTGATCACATCCGTATCGGTCAAGTTTATGCTAAGCACTTAGCACAATCTTTGATTGAAACCAAAGAGACTCTGTCTGCTAACGTATTGAACCGCGCTTTCAACAGTTCATACCCCGGTGGTGATGGTGTACAGCTGAACTCAGCTTCACACCCAATCGTTAACGGTACTGCTTCTAACTTGCTGGCTACGGCAGCTAACTTGTCCCAGACTTCTCTGGAACAAATGCTGATCCAAATCCGTCAAGCTGTTGACAACAATGGTAAGAAAATCCGTTTGGTTCCACGTCAGTTAGTAGTGGCACCGGGCAACATTTTCCAAGCTGAAGTTCTCTTGAAGTCTGTATTGCGTTCAGGTAACGCTAATAACGACATCAACCCAATCAAATCAATCGGTCTGTTAGACGAAGGCGCGGCAGTTCTGTCACGTCTGACTTCTGCTACCGCTTGGTGGGTACAGACAGATGCACCAGAAGGCATGAAGCTGATGATGCGTCGTAAGTTAGAGAAGACAATGGAAGGTGACTTCGAGACTGACTCAATGCGCTACAAGGCGACTGAGCGTTACGACGTTGGCTACACCGACTGGCGTTCCATGTACGGCACACCGGGCGTTTAATCCAAAGCAAGGGGGTTGGGATAAAACCCAGCCCCTTTTTAAATTTATATTTGTCATACTTTTCAAGGAGCAGACAAAATGCCGCAATTTTCAGATGATCTATTTCTAGGCCCTGCCCAGACCTTTATGGGTACTGGCATTCGCCCTTATACAACTACGTTTACTGGTTCAATGTCTGGTACGACATTAACCGTTACTGCATTACTGCAAGGTTCCCCTATTGTTGTTGGTATGTTCGTTGATGGTTCAAGCGTAACCGATGGCACTTACATTACTGGTTTTGGTACTGGTACTGGCGGTACAGGTACATACACAATCAACCAGTCTGTGACTGCATCAAGCACTACAATGACTGCGCATGGCAACATTGCATTTGATGATCCTTCATTGATGGATTTAGGTGTTGGCCCACTAGGTCGCATCTATGTTTGGGATGTCGTCCCACAAGCTTTGGTTGCAAATAACATTGCAGCCTCACAAACTCCTGCAGCGGCAGGTGCTTTGACTTTAACTGCAGGCACTTCTGTTAAATCAGTTATTCGTCAAGACGGTACAACTGTATTGCAACTTGATCTACCTCGTGCTGTAAGCATTGCTCAAGTTACTGCAGGTACAGCTCGTACCTTTACGGTATCTGGCTATGACTATTATGGTCAGCCAATGTCTGAAGCAATTACTTCTAGCCCAGCAAATACTGTAAACGGCAAGAAGGCATTCTTCCAAGTTAGCTCTGTGACTGTGGCTGGTGGCGGTACTTCTACTGCTGTGACTGTTGGTACAACCGACATTCTTGGCTTACCAGTGCGTGTATTCAATGTAGCTTACATTGCAAGCGTTAAGAGCAATAACACATTAGCTCAAGATGCTGGTACGTTTGTAGCAGCTGCAACAGCAACTGCAACAACTACTACTGGTGACGTTCGTGGTACTTATGTTCCTGCTACTGCTTCTGACGGTATTGTCCGTACAGTAATGGGAATTTTATTGCCAAGTATCGCTGTTGGCCCTAACGCAACTCGCGTTGGTGCTCTTGGTGTAACCCAAGCCTAATAGGAGACCAACATGGGTCAATTTAAACCAATGGTCAAAATGATGACCACTGAGCCAACAGTTGAGTTAAAGCTCAAAAATGGCGGTCATGTAGCTATGAAGCGTGGCGGTTCTACTACTGAAGCTAAGAAAATGGCTTTCGGTGGTTTACCAACCACAATGCCTGCAAGCATGCCTCCTGCAGTCGACAAGGACACAATGATGGCAAGTGCTCCTAAGAAGCCTTCAATGGCATCACGTCGCAAGTCAATGATGGCTATGAAAGCACCAGTCACTCCAGTAATGAAAAAGGGTGGCGCAGCTCATGAAGACGCAGCTCAAGATCGTGCAATGATCAAGAAAGCTTTAGCTGGTAAGAAGTACGCTACTGGCGGTGTTGTAATGGGTCAAGGCGGCTACAAAGATGGCGGCAGCATAAAACCTGTCAGCGACTCTGAAAAGGGCGCTAAGGGCTATGTCAATACCAAGATGGACACCACTAAGAAGGGCACTAAAACTGGCTCGACTGGTCAAGTCAACAAAGGCAATGGCGGTGGCTACGCTAAAGGTGGCGGTGTAGAGGGTAATGTTAGCGGCACTCCTGCTGGCGTAACCAACACCAAGACTGGCAATGTTCGCTTAGGTAATGCTGGTGGCTTCAGAAAAGGTGGTGGAGCAAAAAAGTTTGCTGACGGTGGCGCTGTTCAAGATGATGGTCGCCCCGTCAAGATGCCCCAAGGTAGCAAACGTGCACCAACACCTGTAAGCATTAATCAACTCTCTGGCACCTACAGAAAAGGCGGTAGAGCGAAGAAGATGGCTGAAGGCGGTGACGCTCAAGTAGCAAACAATGAGCGTGCATACAAGCAATATGAAGCAGACGAAGAGAAATTTAACAAGGGCTTACGTAATGACGTTAAAGATGCATTAATGTACGTTCCACGTAAAGCAGCTAGCCTAGCTAGTAAAGTAGGTAAAGCAATTTCTGATAGTGATCTTGCTAAGGGCGCTAGAAATTATGGTCGCTCATATAAAGAAGGTTTAGGCATGAAGCCTGACACGCCATATGAAAAAGATGGTGGTGCTATTAAGAAACGATCTGGCGGTAAATGCTAAATAAAGTAGGGGGGCTATGGCTCCCCACTTTTAATTAAGGAATTATTATGGGAACTTATTCTTCTGCGACACGTCAAGGTGCGTTTGAGCCATTTGAGTTACAAGTTGCTCGTGGTCAAGTTGATGGTCATACGCCTATAGAAATTTTTGGCTATTCAACTGCTGTTGGTAGTACAGCATCAGGCCCATTATGGGAAGGCTTAACCCTTTCTGGTGGTAACTATGTATATCCATCGTCTGCCGCTCAATTAGTATTAGTAAGCGATTCTGCAACTGATGCGTCAACTCGCTCTGTTGTAATTGATGGATTAGATGCAAACTTTGCGCAACAATACGAAACGATTGCATTAAATGGAACATCGAATGTAACAACAACTAAGTCATTCTTGCGCATTAATGCAATGTATATGTTGAACAGCACAAATACTGGAAACATTACAGCATCAATTAGCTCTACAGTTTATGCAAAGATTAATGCAGGTATTGGTCAGACTCAGATGTCTATTTATACTGTTCCTGCTGGTTATACTTTCTATTTGTCTTATTCGCAATATGATGCAAGTATTGGATTTACATCTAGCAATTACATGATAGGTTCTGAATACAATAAATTTAATGCTGGTACTTATAATGGTCAAGTAACATTGACTCATCAATCAACTTTTGTGCAAAAGCAAGAAGTACCATATACAGTTCCAGTGTTGCATTCAGAAAAAACAGATATTCAATTTTTAGTAAAAGCAAATAGTGGTAGTCCATTTACTGTTAGTTGCTACCAAGGTGGAATTTTAATTAAAAATCCGGATTAATTATGCCTGCTAAATCTAAAGCCCAATTTCGCTTAATGGAAGCGGCAGCGCACAATCCTAAGATTGCTAAGAAAGTTGGCATACCACAGGCGACTGCATCTGAATATACAGAGTCAAATGTAGGTAAGAAAGCTTATAGCAAGCTTCCTGCAACTAAAAAATATGGTGGCGGTTTATATGCCAACATTCACGCTAAGCAAGAACGTATTGCACACGGCTCTGGTGAAAAAATGCGTAAGGTTGGTAGCGAAGGTGCTCCAACAGCTGATGCATTTAAGCAAGCAGCAAAAACTGCAAAGATGAAAGAAGGTGGAGTATCTTTAGCTGTTGGTCGTGGCGAAAAGCTTTCTGTTGAAAAAGGTGCAGGATTAACAGCTAAAGGTCGTGAGAAGTATAACCGTGAGACTGGTAGCCATTTAAAAGCTCCTCAGCCACAAGGTGGCAGTAGAAAAGATTCATTTTGCGCTCGTATGAGTGGCGTAATAAAACATGCAGAGGGCGATGCTCCTAGAGCTAAAGCCTCGTTAAAACGATGGAAATGTCCGGGGTGGTAAACAATGGCTTATTCTGGAACTGTTGGACAAACCGTAGTCTCAGTACAGGACTTGATCGACCATGGCGCTCGTAGAAGCGGGAAGCTTGCTGAGGAATTAACTTCTGAGCAAGTCTATGGAGCGAAACAGTCGCTTTTCTTTCTGCTGAGCAATCTGTCTAACTTAGGTATCTTGTATTGGGCAATTGAGAGCAAGATTTATGGCTTAACGCCAGACACTGCTATTTATGAACTGCCAATAGGCTCAATTGACGTTCTGAACGCAAACTATCGCACGCTGAACCGCCCTACTCCTAATTCAACTGGAGCTTACACAGCCTCTTCTGGTGTGGCTGCTAACGCTTTTGACAGCAATTTAGACACAGCTTGTACGCAATCAGCTATAAACGGAAACATTGCAGTCAATTACGGTACAAATAATCCATTATATGCAGGTACTTTAGGTGTTTTGCCTAATGTATCTGGAGATTTTCATATTGTATTTGAGACATCTACCGATGGAACAACGTGGACTACGCTAGTTGATGCGGGGGTTGTTACTTGGGTGAAGGGAACTTGGCTCTGGTATGACGTAGTCAATGGTGCAACTGCTCAGTATTACCGCATGCGTGAGACTGGCGGCAATACTTTGAATGTTACTGAGTTTTATGTAGGCAATAACAGCACAGAAGTGCCGATGGCTCGATTAAATCGTGATGATTTCGTGTCTTTGCCGAACAAAAACTTTACAGCTAACCAGCCGTATCAGTTTTGGTTTAATCGCACAATACCTAATGCGCAGATTAATCTATGGCCTACCCCAAGTAATGCATTTGTGCAGATAGTTGTTTGGTATTCACGTCAGATTATGGACGTTGGATCATTAAGTGGTCAGCTAGAGATACCAGATCGTTGGTACATGGCAATTCAGAGTATGTTAGCGCACCAAATGAGCTTAGAATTACCGGGGGTTCCTTTAGAGCGTACTCAGTATCTTGAAGCACAAGCAGATAAATATCTGATGATTGCTCAGTCTGAAGAACGTGATAAGTCACCAGTTTACTTTGCACCTAACATTGCGGTTTACACAAGATAATGCCAATATTTTTAGACACTCGTGGTTATTCAGACATTGCGATTGCAATATGTGACCGTTGCCGCATGAAGAGACCGCATGCTGAGTTATCTAAAGACCCAAATTTCCCCGGTCTAATGGTTTGTGAGCAAGGGTGCAAAGATAATTTCGATCCTTATCGCTTGCCAGCAAGGAAGACAGAAAAGATTACGATTAGATTTCCACGTCTTGATGCTGATATAGCGGTTGATCCAAATTATGTACCACCAAACTAAATCGACGATTAATCGCAGGTCTGGAGGTATTTTTTAATGGCTGCACCAAATTACACACCAGTATCGCTTTATTACAGCACAACGCCTTCTGCCGTCCCGACAAATACTAATTTGCTCAACGGTGAGTTAGCGCTCAACATTTACGATAAGAAGTTATACGCAAAAGATAGTACAGGCGCTGTATTCTTATTGGCATCTCAAGCTGGTACTTTAGGTACAGTCACAAACGTATCAGTTGTGTCTGCAAATGGTTTGGCTGGTACGGTAGCAAACGCTACTACAGCGGCTGCAATCACGCTTAGCACGACCGTTACAGGCGTTCTGAAGGGTAATGGAACAGCGATCTCTGCAGCGGCTGCAGGGACTGATTATGCCCCTGCAACTGCAGGTAGTTCTATTCTGTATGGCAACGGCTCTGGTGGCTTTAGTAATGTAACAGTTGGTACAGGTCTTTCTTTTGCAGGTGGAACTTTATCAACGACTGGTACAGGTACAGTCACATCAGTTGCAGTATCTGGCGGTACAACGGGTTTAACCACAACTGGCAGCCCAATTACTACTAACGGCACTATCACATTAACTGGCACTTTAGGTGTAGCTAATGGTGGTACTGGTACGACTACGCTGACTGGTTACGTTAAGGGTACAGGCGTATCACCCCTATCTGCTACGTCAACTATTCCAACGACAGACTTATCTGGCACTGTATCAAACGCTCAGCTAGCAAATAGCAACATAACGATTAACGGCAATACGGTTAGCTTAGGTGGCTCGACTAACATCACAGCTGCGGCTGCTAATGCATTAACGATTGGCACAGGATTGTCTGGCACGTCTTACAACGGATCAGCTCCTGTAACAGTAGCGATTGATTCAACTGTAGTTACATTAAATGGCACTCAGACTCTTACAAATAAGACGCTGACCAGCCCAAATATTTTAAATACGATTAAGTTTACTGGCTCTGGTGCTTCTGCTTACACACCGTTTGTACAGACATTTGCTAGTTACGTAACAAACTATAACGGCTATCAATTAAATTACATTGAGAATGTAAACAACGGATCAGATGCATCTGTTGACTATGTAGCTTATAACGACGCTTCGGATGTTGACTCATATTTTGTTGATATGGGTATATCAAGCTCGAACTATTCAAATGCTACTTACACTATATTCCCAGCAAACGGTGGTTATCTTTATACTGGTGGCGGTACAAGTGGACAGGCATCAGCTCTATTATTAGGTACAAGTAATTCAGCTAGTGATCTTGTTATGTTCACAGGCGGCACATTGCTTGCCAATACAAGGGCTACAGTTAAGGGTAATACTGGTAACGTATTAATTAATACGACTACAGATTCTGGTTACAAGTTAAATGTAAACGGCACTACTTATTTTGGTGGAGCCTCTACATTTGGTAGCACAGTTCTACTTAACGCTGATCCAACTTTATCGTTGCAAGCAGCAACTAAACAATATGTTGATGCGGCTGTTTCTACAGGTTTTGTAGTACATACACCAGCTAGGTTAGCTACTACTGCAGCGCTTCCAACCAATACTTATTCAAATGGATCGTCTGGAGTTGGAGCAACTTTAACTGCTACTGCTAATGGAGCGTTGAGTGTTGATAGTGTTGCAGTTGCAACAAGTGACCGAATCCTTGTTAAGAATCAAGCTGCACCTGCTCAAAACGGTGTCTATACAGTCACAGCTACAGGTAGCGCAGGAGCGCCTTATGTATTGACTCGTGCTACCGACTTTGATACAGCAGCTGCTGGAGAGATTGCAAACAATGCATACTTCTTTGTAACTGAAGGTACTGTTAATGCAGGTAGTTCATTTATTCTTTCGCAGACTGCAGCTATTACTGTTGGAACTACAGCTTTACCGTTTACGTTATTTAACGATCAGCTTGATTACACTGGCGGCACTAACATCAACGTAACTGGTACAGTTATTTCGTTAAACGGAACTGTTGCAGCGACTAATGGTGGTACAGGAACAAGTACAGTAACAACTGGTGACTTGTTATATGGTTCTGCTACAAACACTTGGAGCAAGTTACCATTAGGTATTGGCTACAAGTCATTAGTTGTAAATGCGGGTGGAACACAGCTTGAATGGAATGCTGTTGCATTAAATCAGAATGCTGCAGTATCTGGTCAGCTTGGTATCAGTAATGGCGGTACAGGTCAATCAACAGCAAATGCAGGCTTTAATGCTTTAGCCCCGACAACATCTAAGGGTGACTTAATTGTCAATAACGGTACTGCTAATGTAAGACAAGCAGTCGGTGCAGATACTTATGTATTGACGGCTGATTCAACTACTGCTTCTGGCGTTAAGTGGGCAGCTGCAGCAGCTAGCGGTGTATCAACATTTAGCGGTGGCTCTACTGGCTTTACACCTAGCACAGCAACTTCTGGCGCAGTAGTATTAGCAGGAACTTTAGTAATAGCAAACGGTGGTACAGGAGCTACTACGGTAGCTGCAGCACAATCAAATCTTCAAGTCGATCCTGCGGGTACTGCCGTGGCGATGAGCATAGCGCTTGGGTAAACATGAAAAAGATATGTAAAACATGCGGTGAAGAAAAACTTTTAGAGTTATTTTCTAAAGGTAAAGGATACACAAACGGATACCGACCACACTGTATTGAATGTAGAAGAAAATATGAAGTAGAAAGTTTTCATAAACACAAACATAAAAAACCTTATGATTATGTTTATGACAAAGATAAAAAATTAAAAGCAGCGTATGGAATTGGATATGCTGAATATTTAACAATGCTTGAAGTGCAAAATGGTTGTTGTGCAATTTGCGGTACAAATGATACGGGCGGAAGAAAAGCTTTTCATGTAGACCATTGTCACAAAACAGGAAAAGTTAGAGGTTTGTTATGTGGCAACTGTAATTCAGGGATTGGAAATTTACGAGACGATATTGAATTACTGAAAAGAGCAATTCAATATTTAGAATCGACATTAGGATAGCAAAATGGCAAATACTTTTAAATCATACCCAGCAAAGAATGTCGGCACATCAGCCGCTACTGTGTATACATGTCCGTCATCAACACAGACGACATTAATTGGCTTGTCGATGGCTAATACAACATCTGCGCCAATTACTACCTCTGCTTACATTACCCGCTCAGCGGTTAATTATTATTTGATTAGCGGGGCTACGGTGCCAGTAGGATCATCATTAGTTATTGTTGGTGGAGATCAAAAGGTTGTCATGCAGACAGGGGATGTTTTGTATGTACTTAATAGCGTTGCTGCTTCTGGTGACTGCTTCTCATCATTGTTGGAGATCACCTAATGACATACTTAGGCTCGCCACCATCTACTCAATCTTTTGCTGCAGGTACTGATACCTTTAACGGTGACGGTACTACTACTGCATTTACGCTTACTCGTAACGTAGCTACAGTCAATGATATTTTAGTTATTGTTAATAACGTAGAACAACAGCCTAGCAATTATTCTGTATCAAGCAACATACTGACATTTTCTACTGCACCGTCTAGCGGTACATCAAATATCTATGTGCGTTATCTCAGCACAAACATTACAGCTGTAGTACCGCAGCAAGGTACTGTTAATTTAGCTTCATTTTCAGCAACGGGTACACCAAGCTCGTCTACGTATTTACGTGGTGACAATACTTGGGCAACAATTAGTTCTGGCAGCGGTCAACAACAAATGTCGTGGGCTACATATCCTACTACTGTGTTTAACAGCACAGGTACACCGATGGCTAACACTGGCACAGGTACATTTAATTGGACTTGCCCTACTGGTGTAACAAGAGTAACGGTAAGCGTTGTGGGTGGTGGCGGTGGAGCCAACACTTCTAGTTGTGCTACAAATGGTTCTGCTGGCGGTATTGCTATTGGTACATACACTGTGACACCGGGTACTGTTTATGCTGTTACTGTTGGTGTTGGCGGTACTGGTGCTACTAGTGCAGCAACTAATGGTGGTTCATCATCTTTTTCTTCCTTTTGTTCCGCAACTGGCGGACTAGCTGGTAATGGTACTAGTGCTGCGCCTGTTACTGGTTCAGGTACAGGGGGTAATATTAGAAACAGTCCGGCTTTTTATTATTCAACTATGATCCCTTTACATGTCCCTTCTTTTAATGGTGGGATTGCAGGTACGGGTAATGCAGTAAACAATGATTCAGTTACAACAGCATCTTATACATGGACAATAGGTTCAAGGTCTGCTGCAGGCGCAGGAGGTAGCGGTTCATATCCTAGTGGTGGTGTTACAGGTTTAGTTTTAATTACATGGGTGGGCTAAAAAATGAAAAATGCTTTAATTTCTCCTAATGAGCCATCTTATAGTTATGATGAAACCGTGTTGGGTATAAGAGTTGCGGAAGTACGTGATGATACGTTTGAAGTTGCATTACCTTTGTTTTGGGTTGAGTGTGCCGATGATGTATTAGCAGATCAGTTTTATTATGACCTTGATACACAAACTATTATGGCTAAACCAATACGCCCAAAACCACAACCAATTGTAGAAGGTGGCCCTAGTGTCGTTGCTTAATACGCCATTAGAAATAGGTAACTTATTAGGAGCTATCTATACCTTTGAGCAAGCAGGTGATACTTTACCTATGCACAACCATTTTGAAGGTAATGCACACATAACTATTGTTGCTAGAGGTCGGGTAAAGATACATGGCGATAATTGGGAAATGGAAAAAGAAGCAGGATCAGTAATAGATTTTCCACCAAACCAAAGCCACGAGTTTATAGCTTTGGAAGATAACAGCAGAATAGTAAATATTATTAAGTAAGGTGTGATATGCCAATAAGTACAGTACCTCCAGTTGGATTAACGCAGCCACTAACATCTGGTGCGGCAGTGCCGACAGTTGCCGGAACAACCGTAGACTTTACAGGTATACCAAGCTGGGTAAAGCGTATTACTGTAATGTTTAATGGTGTTAGTACAAGTGGTACATCAAGCTATCAAATACAAATTGGCTCTGGTAGTGTTGTAACTACAGGATATACATCTTCTTCTTGCCTTACATATAATGGCACACCTGTATCTACATCAGCCACAACTGGATTTGTAATATATTCAAATCAAGCAGGATATGCATTTTATGGTTCGCTTGTAATTCATAATATTAATGGAAATAACTGGGTTTCAAATCACTGCATTGGAAGCTATTTAATAACAGTTGGGGCAAGTGTTGGTGGTGGGGCAATTGCTCTTGGCGGCACACTTGATCGCCTTCGTATTACTACAGTAAACGGCACAGACACATTTGACGCAGGTTCAATTAACATTCTTTACGAGTAAGCCATGTCATATATAGGTATAGCACCTTCTACAGCAGCATTTCCGTTCGATCAGTTCAGCGGTAATGGCACTACTACTGCGTTCACATTGACGTATGCTCCAGCGAACACGACATCAATAATAGTGTCTATATCTGGCGTAGTACAGAATCCTAATACGTATAGTGTATCTAACTTAACTCTGACATTTTCTGCTGCACCGCCTACAGGTACTAATAATATTGCTATTCTGTACTTAGGCATTCCTGCAACATCAGTTACATCACCGGGCAATACTGCATACCTTACAACTACAGTTTTTACAGCAACTGGTGGTCAGACTACATTTACACCTTCTGCAGCATACCAAGTAGGTTATATCAACGTCATACGTAATGGCTCACAGTTAGCCCCTGCAGATTTCACAGCAACAAATGGTACGACTGTAGTGTTAGCTAACGCTTGCGTAGCGGGTGACACTATAGTTACGCAAGCATATACCTTAGCTAGCATAGCTAATGCGTTACCACTAACAGGCGGCACGGTTACAGGTGCGACTACATTTAGTAGTAACGTAACAGTATCTGGAACACTAACAGCATCAGGTGGTATTACTGGCGTAACTCAAATTCAACCTATATCTGCATCTGTTGCTGCTAATGCTCTTACTATTTCAGCTAGTGCTTTAAGTTTAAGTTTTAGGTCAACCACTTTAGGTAGTGGAACTATTACTAGCGTTACTGGAACGCCTTCAAGTTTAGTTGTCCCTGCTTCAGCAACATTAGGTACGGTTAACGCTGTTCAGTCTCGTTTGGTTGTTATAGCACTTAACAATGCAGGTACGATTGAATTAGCTGTTGTTAATATTGCTGGTGGTACTCAGTTAGATGAAACTAATTTAATTAGCACAACCGCAATCACTTCTGGCTCAACATCTGCAAGTACAGTTTATTCCACTACTGCAAGAACGTCTGTAGCATATCGTGTTATTGGTTATATAGAATCTACACAGACTACAGCAGGTACATGGGCAACTGCACCATCCACAATTCAAGGTGTTGGTGGGCAAGCTTTAACTGCAATGAGTTCAGTTGGATATGGTCAGACTTGGCAATCGGTTACAAGAACATCTGGTACAACTTATTACAACACTACAGGTAAACCAATTATTGTTGCAGGTTATTGGAGTGCGCAAACAGTTTCTTGTGGTGCTAATTTGACAGTTAATGGAGTTATTACTTCTTACGCAAATTCAGCAAACGCAAACGGAGCAATATGGCCTTGTTTTGCATTAGTGCCTCCGGGAGGGTCTTACGTACAGACTCTTTCAAATATGTCTACAGCACTTTGCGAACTTCGTTAAGGATTAAAAATGCCACATTACAAAGACTTAAACAACAAGCTGCATTTCCTAGACGATGCGTCATTTGCACATTATCTGCCAGCAGGTTGTGTAGAAATTACTGATGCAGAAGCAGAATCTTTACGTCCAGTACATACCCCAACATACGCAGAAAAACGTGCTGCTGAATATCCATCGTTTGCAGATCAGTTTGATTTGTTATATCACGGCGGAGAATTTGCATGGAAAGCTGCAATACAAACGGTAAAAAATAAGTACCCCAAGGAGTAAGAAATGACTTTTGCAGCATCACTAGGACAGCTAGTATCAAACGGTGCATTAAGCGCAGATACGTCTGGAAACGTAGGTGTTGGTACTACTACACCTTTAGCTAAGCTCTCTATTGTTGGCACTGGATACTCACCTAACATACCGCTATCTGATAGCGCAGGCGGCATAGACTGGAACACTGCATTAGGTCAAGTAGCTACATTTACATTTGCGTCAACTAATCGTACTTTTAATGCGCCAACAAATTTAGTGAATGGCGGCTTCTACGCATTAGCTGTAATACAGAATGCAGGCAGCAACACATTGACATGGAATGCTGTATTTAAGTGGACAGGCGGCACAGCGCCAACACTATCTACGGCTGCGGGTGCTAAGGATTACTTTACGTTTAGAAGCGATGGCACATTTCTGTATCAACAAGGTCAGTCTCTGGCGGTGGCGTAATGACGTATCCAGTATTACCGTCGGGTTCTTCAGGCTATCAGATACAGCGTAGTGTAAGGCTGCGTGCGAGTGCGTCTGCTTATTTTAGCCGTACAGCTGGAGCGCCTACTAGCCCTTACATTTGGACAGTAAGTGCTTGGTTAAAACTTGGTAGTTCTCCCGGTGGAAATTCATTTTGCTTATTGGGTGGTGGTAATACTACGCCTAACTTTTTATACAGCTATATAGATTTAACCACAGGTACATTTCAATTATTTGCTCCTAATACTGGTACAACTTTAAATTTAATTACAACTCAAGTATTCCGTGATTATTCTTCTTGGTATCATTTTGTTATATCTGTTGACACTACACAAGCAACAGCATCTAACCGTGTAAAAATTTATGTAAATGGCTCACAAATAACAGCATTTAGTACAGCAACATATCCAGCATTAAATGCTACATTTTTTTGGAATCAAAATGGCGTTGTACAAAGATTAGGGTCAATATCTGGAGTATCAGGTTTTTATGATGGATATTATGCAGAAATGATTGGAGTGGATGGTCAGCAATTAACACCTACATCGTTCGGTGAGTTTAGTCCTGTAACTGGCGTATGGATACCTAAAGGCTACACAGGAACATACGGCACTAACGGATTCTTCCTGAAATTTACCGACAACTCCGCAGCTACAGCCGCAGCTATAGGTAAAGATTACAGCGGTAACGGTAACAACTGGACACCTAACAACATATCTGTGACTGCAGGTGTGACGTATGACTCTATGTTAGATGTGCCTACGTTGAATAACCCTACGGCTGCTAACTTTGCTGTTTGGAACCCATTAAATAACCCTGCTTCTGCCACATTTGCAGATGGTAATTTAAAAATTACAAATTCGGCAGGTGATTATCGTGGATGTTTGTCAACAATGTCTATTCCATCAAGCGGCAAGTTTTATTGGGAATCTCAATCTACAGCAACATCAGGAACATTTAGCATTTGTAATATGGGTATTGCTCCACTTGGAATACCTTTATCTGGTAATCAAAATGGATATGCAAATAGTGCTGCATGGTATTTAGGAAATGCTGCTGCTGCTTTTTGGATACCGGGAGGAATATCTGTTGGGGCAAGTAGTCCTAGTGATGTATTTCAATTTGCTTATGACGCAACAACAGGGAAAGTTTGGCTTGGTCGAAATAATGTATGGTATTGGGGTAATACAACGACAAACAATACGACAGGTGACCCTTCTGGTGGAACAAACCCAACTTTTACTTTAACTTCAGCAGAGTTTTACGCATGGGCTTTTGCGTATGCAAATGGTTCGACAATTAATTTTGGTCAACGCCCATTTACTTATACTCCACCAACAGCATTCAAGTCACTCAATACTTTTAACTTGACTACACCATCTATTCCTAATGGCACTAAGCAAATGGGTACTTTGTTATGGACTGGCGCAGGTACGACTGGCGCAGGATCAATTACAGGTCTTAACTTTCAGCCAGACTTTGTTTGGTCAAAAGTTAAATCTACTACTTATAACCACACTTTATTTAATTCTGTTGTAGGTGGCGGTGTAAAGAAAGGCTTATCATCAAGCTCTGCATTATCAGAGGCTGCATTCAATGATGATGCTGGTATCGGATATTTAACAACATTTGATGCAAATGGTTTCAGTTATATTGGTGGCACTGCTCCTGCATATTTTAGTGCTAATGCTCAAACTTACGTTGGATGGAATTGGAAAGGCTCTAATGCTACAGCCGTTTCCAATACATCAGGATCAGTAACTTCATCAGTAAGCGCTAATCCCACAGCGGGTTTTAGTGTTGTTACTTGGACTGCTCCTGCTTCTGGTGCTTACACAGTTGGTCACGGACTTAATGTTGCCCCTTCTTTGATATTGGTAAAAGATAGAGCTAATAGCGTTTCTTGGATTGTTTATCATAAGTCTGTTTCTACTACTACAGCACTTTATTTAGTTTTAAATTCAACTGCCGCAATAGCTTCTGCAGCGGGAATTTGGGGCTCTGCTTTGCCAACATCATCTGTGTTTGGTAATACAGCTGGAACTGGCGTTTCCGTAAATGCTGCTTCTTTAGCCTATTGTTTTGCCGAAATAGCAGGTTATTCTAAATTTGGTAGTTTTACTGGCAACGGTTCTGCAGATGGCCCTTTTATCTACACAGGATTTAGACCAAGTTTTATTTGTATTAAACGCTCAGATGTTGCTAGTGGATGGATAATTCTTGACTCAACAAGAAGCCCTTACAATGTAGCTGATAAATATATTTTTGCAGAAGCAACATCAGGAGAAGGAACGCTTGCGCTTGAGGATTTTTTATCAAATGGATTTAAAATTCGCTCAACTAGCTCAAGTGTTAACACATCATCTGGCACGTATATATATTTTGCGTTTGCTGAATCTCCCTTTAACTATAGTTTGTCGAGGTAATAATGTTTGCAATAGTACAAAACGGAATAGTAATGCTGCTTATACAGGCAGGCACCGCATTTGAGTGGGATGGTAACTTCTACCCCGCTAACTGGTGCAACCTCTCTACACCTGAAGAGAAGGCAGCTATAGGCATGGTTGATGTAGTGTATGGTCAGCAAGCGAATGACCAATACTACTGGGTGACGCAGGATGCGCCTGTATATAACGCCCAGACGAATCAAGTAGACATCAGCTTTACTAGTACGCCTAAAGACTTGACGATGATCAAGACGACTAGCATTGCTCAGGTGAATAGCATAGCTTACTCAATATTGTTTCCTACAGACTGGATGGTAGTCAAGGCAATAGAGACTAGCACGACTGTACCTGCAGCATGGAATACGTGGAGACAGTCAATCAGAGCGACTGCTACTAGTGCGGTAACAGCTATTGAAGGCGCTATAGACGTTGATGCTGTAGCTACAATTATGCAAAGTATTGTCTGGGCAAAAGACCCAGATCAACTTGCTGCTGAACAGGAGTAAGACATGGCATTAACTCAAGTACAGTCTGGGATGATGGATAGCGTTGCCCAGTATTACAGCTTTAAAAATAGAATTATTAACGGTCAAATGCAGATTGCACAACGTGCTACATCTGCGACTATTACTGCAGGTTCTACTATTGCAGCAGGTTATTCTACTGTAGATCGTTTTTATGTTTACTGTACTGGTGCTAACGTAACTGCTGCTCAAGTATCTGGTTCTGGCTCAACTAAAAATAGATTGCAAATTACTGGTGCCGCTTCTGTTACTGCAATTGGTGTTGGGCAACGTATTGAACAATTAAACAGTTATGATTTAGCTAATTCTACTGCTACCTTATCTGTAGACTTAGCTAATTCATTACTTACTTCTGTAACATGGACAGCTTATTATGCTAACACTGCTGATACTTTTGGTACGTTAGCAAGTCCAACAAGAACGCAAATATCTACTGGTACATTTACGGTTACGTCTACCGTTACAAACTATAACGCACAAATAGCTATTCCTGCAGCTGCTACTACAGGTATTGAAATTGTGTTTACTGTTGGATCACAAACTTCAGGAACATTTACGATAGGTAACGTACAGCTAGAGAAGGGTAGTACAGCCACTAGCTTTGATTACAGAGATTATCAGGCTGAGTTAGCTAAGTGTCAGAGGTATTATGAAAAGTCATACCCACAAGGCACAGCAGTTCCAACTAATCTAACTAATGCAGGATATGCGGCTGGGTATTCTACTGTTGCTTGTGCTAATTTATCTTCTTACATGATGGTTAAATTTGCAGTTACAAAAAGGGCGCTTGCAACTATACAAACATACAGTTATGCAAGCAGTACAGCATCTACTGCATCTAATGGATCAGGGACAGATTTAGCGGCAGGAAGTGCTTCTGTATCAATTTCTTCTGATTCTTGTTTTCAAGTTTATAACAATGCTGGGTCAAGCATAACACCAGCTTCAGGTGCTTTTATTGTTCATTGGTCAGCAAGTGCAGAGCTATAGAAAGACTAATCATGGAAAATCAATTTATATTTAACTGTATCGTTGGAATTACTGGATTCCTTTTGGTATTCGTGTTCAATTCTATTACTAGAAAGCTTCAAAAGATTGAGGATACTCTAGCATCTTTGCCTAAAGAGTATGTACAAAAAGATGACTATAGGGCAGACATTTCTGACATTAAAACTATTTTGAAACAAATATTTGACAAACTGGATGCAAAGCAAGACAAATGAGGATGAATTATGATCGACCCGATGACAATAGGGTTAGCTATACAGGGCGTAAGGCTCGTAGTTAACGCAGTTAAATCCTCTGCTGATGAGGCTCGTGAGGCTGTTGAAAGCATTCAAGAATGTGTTAATTCAGGTAAAAAGCTAGGTCAATCACTTTCACCGATAAAAAAGTTTTTCTCAGCAGCAAGTAGATATGAAGAAAACAGATCGCAGTTAGAAGATGCAAAGAAAAAGCAAGACGAAGCAATAGCAAATGGTCAGCCAGTAGATGACCCAATCAGTGATGCCGAATACGTGATGGATATGATGGCAGCTGATAGAGAGATTAAACAGTATTACGACCAAATTAAGCATTACATGATTTACCACTTTGATGAAAGTGGAATGTGGGAAGAGTTCTGGGAAAGATTAAGCCGACTACGCAGAGAACGTGAAGCAAAAGCGGAAGAGGCAAGAAAAGCAGCGACCGAAGCTAGGCTCGCAATAGCCGCTGAAAAGATGCGGAAAAAACGACAAAGACAAAAAATATTTAACGTCATCTACAACTGTGTAGGTGGTTTTGTAATCACCGCAATTATTGCGGGGTTTGCGTGGTTTATTCACTGGATGTTTGATCAAGGAGCACATTAATGCTGACACTATTTTCTACACTTATATCGTTCTTATCTGGCGGTCTGCCAAAGTTGTTGGATTTCTTTCAAGACAAGTCGGATAAAAAGCATGAACTGGCTATGGCTGAAATGCAGATGGATCAGCAGATTAGGTTGCAAACAATGGGATTTAAATCCCAAGAGCATATTGAAGAGATCAAGACGCACCAAATAGAGATACAAACGGCTACTGAAGAGCGCCAGAGCCTCTATGCGCACGATATAGCAATTGGTCAAGGTGCAAGCCAGTGGGTGATTAATATGCGTGCTTGCGTGCGTCCAGCAATTACATTTGGCTTATTCTTCCTGCTAGTGTTTGTGGATGTATTTGGCTTTTATTATGCAATCCACACTAATGTGCCGTTTGATACTGCTTTGAATATTCTGTGGGATGATGAGACGCAGACTATCTGGGCATCAGTTGTAAGCTTTTGGTTCGGAACTCAAGCTTTTGCCAAAAAATGAATATCTCAGATCAAGGCTTAGCTTCTATTAAGCGAAATGAGGGGGTAAGGGTCAAACCTTACCTTGACAGCATTTTGCTGTGGACTACTGGAGTTGGGCATTTAATAGCCCCTCCAGAGCACATGAAAATGACGCTTGATGAACGTAAAGAAGCTAAGGCTAAAGGCAAGCTTTTATGCCCTAAAGAGTGGGATAGAACTTTGACAATGGGGGAGGTAGATGAGATACTCAAAGGTGACTTACGACGTTTTGAATCTGGTGTTTTACGGTATTGCCCTGTGGGGCTTACTCAGGGTCGGTTTGATGCTTTGGTTAGCTTTTCCTTCAACTGCGGATTGGGGACGTTACAACGTTCGTCCATACGCATGCGACACAACAGAGCCGACTTTCAAGCCGCGAGTGAGGGTTTCCTGCTCTACACGAAAGCCGCAGGAATAGTAAATAAAGGGCTTCAGAGACGCAGGAATGAAGAACGTGCAATGTATTTATCAAGGTGATATATGACAACCGCAGCCGTGATGACATACGATTCGCTAGTGGACGATATTTCGACCTACCTAGAGCGTACTGACACCGCAACAATTGAGAAAATCCCAACTTTCATTATGCTTGCTGAGCAGGTTATTGCGTCTCAGATTAAGTTCTTAGGTAACCTTACAGTTAACAATAGCACAATGACTTTAGGCGAAGGAATTATCGCTAAGCCTGCTAGATGGCACAAGACTGTGTCATTAAATTTAACGGTAGGTGGTGTACGTCAGCCAGTCTTTTTAAGGGAATATGAGTACCTGAGACAATATTGGCCTAACTCTACGCTAAAAGATGTTCCAAAGTATTACGCAGATTATGACTACAGTCACTGGCTAGTAGCTCCTACCCCTGCAGACAACTACACTTTTGAAGTGCTTTATTACGAGCGTGTGCAGCCTCTGGACTCTTCAAACCAAACTAACTGGTTTACTATCTATGCACCGCAAGCGCTGCTATACGGCTCTCTATTGCAGGCTATGCCGTTCTTAAAGAACGATGATCGTATGCCTATGTGGAGAGCTGAGTACGATTTGATCATTAACACCCTGAAGGCTGAGAATACTCAGCGTATCGGGGATAGACAAGCAGTGGCGGTGGACTCATGAGTTACGTTAGCCCATTTACTGGTGACGTTGTCCAACCAACGGACGTTAGTTACCGTGCAATTACCCTTTCTGCGAATACGCAGCTAGCATGGCCTATCAACGGCAATGCGACAGGGAACTATGCTGCTCGAATAATGGAAGTAACGGCAACGACTACTGGTCTGACCCTTCGTATGCCGCCAGCCGACCAGACATCGGTTGGTACTGATGCCCTAATTAGGGGATTGGGAGCTAATACTTTTACGGTTGCCGATTATAACGGGAATGTAATCTGTACCGTAGCAGCTGGCGAAGCAAAATATATCTACATTACAGCTAACCCAACATCTTCTGGTACATGGGGTTTGATTTATTTTGGTGTAGCTACAGCTAACGTAGATGCTGCAACCCTGCAGGGATACGGTATTTTAGCTCTTGGTAGCACGCTAAACCAAAGCCACCCTACTACGTTGATGACTACAGGCTATGCTTTCTCTGGCGTAGATCGTGCTCAGGTAAAGATTTGGGAAGGCGGTACGGGTACAGCTACGCTTCCTTTAGCGGGACTTTTAGGTAACAACTGGTTTACATTATTTAAAAATAACGGCACAGGCACGGTTGTTATATCAACAACTGGCGGTGAGTTAATTGATGGCAATGTATCCAAAACATTCCAACCTTCTGAGTCAGCGCTTATTGTTTGTACTGGCACTGAATACGTAGCTATTGGTTATGGCGTTAGCACAAACTTTGTATTTACCGCATTAGTTAAGCCAGTTACAACTGGTACATATACCTTAACTCCAAGTGAGGCTGGTAACACTATTCAAGAGTATGTTGGCACATTGACTGGAAATGTAACCGTCAATTACCCACCTACAATTAACTTGTATGTAGTTAGTAACCAGACGGTAGACAACGGCTATACGCTGACTTTGACTACTGGAATTTCTGGTAGCGCAACGGCAATTATTCCACCGGGTCAGCAAGCTACGCTTATCTGTGATGGCACGAATATGTTGAATGCCAACACGATTTCCGCTGGTGCTACCGCTATTACGTTGATCAACGGCACTGTTGGCACTCCATCACTTAGCTTTGCGTTTGAGCCTTCTACTGGTATCTACAGAGCTGGTGCAGGCAAAATGGATATTTCTATTTTAGGCACTAACTTAGTTGAGTTTTCATCAACTGGCATGACTGTAACTGGGACTGGTAACTTTACTGGCGGTATTTTTGGAGGCACCTTTTAATGACTAAGAAGGTTTTCGCCCTAGATACAAAAGCTGGCATTCAGCGTGATGGTACTGTCTTTGACATGAACTTTTACACTGACGGACGTTGGGTAAGGTTTCAGCGTGGTCGTCCTCGTAAGATATTAGGCTATAGACAGATTTCTCAGGGCTTAGCAGGCATTTCTCGTGGCTTGTATGTCAACCCACAGAATGGCTTTAACTTAGTTTTTAACGGCTATGCAGACGGTTTGCAGGTCATTCCTATTACTAACACTGGCTCAGGCTCTGGTGTTACAGACTTCACCCTATCAAACTTTACAGCTAACTCAGCTAACTTATGGCAGTTTGATACATTTTTTGATACCACTGGCGCAGGAGTTGAGAGCTTAGTTGCTCATCCGGGTCAGAATTTAAACGACATTTCAAGCAGCACTAATACTCCTGTTTTAATTGGCAACGTATCTGGCTCAAGTATGGCTGCTATGTTTGATGGCGCTACGCCTATTTCAGTTAGCGGTGGAGTCGTTGTCCTGCATCCCTATGTATTTGTGTTTGGCAATAATGGATTGATTAAAAATTGTGCAGCTGGTGACCCTACTGACTGGACAGGCCCTGATGCTAACGAGACTAACGTAGCAGGCTCAAAGATTGTGCAAGGATTACCAGTCCGAGGTGGTTCTAACTCACCTTCAGGATTATTCTGGTCGCTAGACTCTTTGATCCGTGTTTCATACAACCCTACAACGATTACAACTGGCGCTACTACAACGACCTTGTTCTGGCGTTATGACATCATTTCTAGCCAGTCTTCTATTCTTTCTTCCCAGTCTGTCATTGAATATGACGGAATCTATTACTGGTGCGGAGTTGATAGATTTTTGATGTACAACGGTGTTGTAAAAGAAATACCGAACACCATGAACCAGAACTACTTTTTTGATAACCTGAACTATGCTCAGCGTCAGAAAGTATATGCAACTAAAGTTCCTCGTTATGGTGAGATTTGGTGGTTCTATCCTAAAGGAACAGCAACTGAATGTACTGACGCAATTATTTATAACGTGCGTGAGCAAACTTGGTATGACGCAGGTGAGGCTTTAGGAGCTCGTAGATCAGCGGGTTACTTCTCGCAGGTATTCCACTACCCAATCAATATGGGATGGGAGCCAGCGGCTGTAGGCGGTATTAGCACCTCTACTAGAAGCAGCGGTGGCTCTGGCTACACAAACGGCACCTACACCTTTACATCGCTTACTGGAGGCAGTGGAACAGGCGCTGTAGCCACTATCGTGGTTTCTGGTGGTGCGGTTACTAGCTACACAATTACTAATCACGGGACTAACTACAAGGTAGGCGATGTCCTGATTAGCAATAGCCACGGTGGTACTGGGTTCTCGATTACGGTTAACACAATATTTAGCTATATGTCTTTATGGCAACACGAGTTTGGCACAGACGAGGTAAAGAATTCATATGTCAATGCGATTGAAAGCTATTTCGAGACAAGCGACCTTGGGTGGGTGGCTGGTGGCCCTTCCCAAGATAGTCCTATTGGGGATAATAAGTGGCTGCATATTGAGCGTGTTGAGCCTGACTTTATCCAGTCGGGTGAGATGAGCTTATTTATTACTGGTAGACCATATGCTCAATCGCAAGATGTAACAAGTGATCCCTATATTTTTAACCCAGATACGAATAAAATTGACATGCGTGAGCAGCGTCGTGAATTAAGAATTAGGGTTTTATCAAATGCTTCTGGCGGTGACTATCAGCTAGGTAAGTTGCTAATCAGTGCTGATATTGGTGACGTAAGAGGTTATTGATGGCGGGTGTTGCTCAAGTTTATGACCCAAGAAACCACACCTTTGAATCTTGGGCATCGTTGATGTGTGAGTTGTATGCGGGGCAACAATTAGCTATTCCTGATGCTAATACTGACTGGAAAGAGTGGGCTTCAGGATTAAAGGCAATTGATGTATTTACAAACGAGGGGATACCGGGGCCTGCCATCTTTGATGATTGGCAAGTCTGGGCAGAGGAGGTAGTAAATGCAGTTAATCCAAGATGATGGATTTATAGAATTATTTAATGCAGTAGCAAGAGTAGCAAAGCCGATGCACCCAGATTTTAATTTGGCTAAGTCGCTTGATGATGGGTTTGTAGATATTGAAATAGATAGTCTTGATTGCTTATTAATTGTTATCTACATGTGCGAGTTGTTTGGTGTTCCTGAAGAGATTGGAAAAGAATTTAACCCAATCAATATTAGGGAGCTGTATAACTTAATCATGGAGCACAAAACAAAAGTGCCAGAATCAATTGAAGCGGCAATTAAGGAGATCGAATGATATATCTCACTCATTATCGAACTGCTTCTACTACAAATATTGAGTTAATGGATGATGTTGTATACCCACAGAGGGTGCATTGGTTTCCAGAAACTTATGCAAAGGTAGCTTCTGGCATGTTCTACGTGCCACATAAAGTAGCAGAAAAAGTTTTAGACCCGCAGCTTATGAAAAGCTTGCGTGAGAATAAAGTAGGTAAGACAGCGTTTATTTTAGCAGCTGGTAACTCTAACTTTGCAGGTGTTAGCCCTAGAGATTACAAGAGCAAGTTAACTTACACGTACAAGTTCTTGCCATTGTCTTTAACGCAGGTGTGGGCTGGTCGTATAGCGCAATTCTGTGGTGCAGATGACCACGTTGTATCAGATTCAAGTGCTTGTGCATCTAGTATGAAAGTAATGATGGATGTGCAGACATTGATTAAGTTTTATGGGTTTGACAGGGTAATAGTTTTAACAGTTGAGGATGGTGTATCTAATTCTACTCTTGAATTCTTTGGTGAGGCTAAAGCTTCTCTAACGGCAAAAGATGAAGAGATAGGGATTAAGCCAAGTGCATTTGATAAAACGAATCATGGTTTTTACGTAGGGCAAGGTGCTGCTTTTGCAGTGTTTGATAGTGAGAGCGTGGTAGAGAGAGAGGGGAGTAAAGTTTATGCAAAATTATGCGGAGCGTATGCAGCATCGGAAAGAAGCAGTAATGCTATTGGTCAGAGGGAAGACGGGCAAGGTTTCGTTAATGCTATTGAGGCTGCCATTCGTATTGCTGGGGTGTCTAATAGCGATATTAATATTGTCAAAACGCATGGTACAGGAACTCTGTCTAACAATATGGCAGAAGCTACAGCGCTTAATTCAACGCTGAAAGATTTTGTAGCTACATCGTATAAACAAAAGATAGGTCATACGATGGGCGCTAGCGGTTTATTAGAGACGTTACTGTTGCTAGACGATATAAGAAGTAATGTAGTGCCAGCAATACCTAATAGGACAGAGCACGATGAAGTTTATTTATCTGATCCTATAGAGCCGCCAAAGGGATTGATTTTAAGTTTGGCTGCAGGTATGGGTAATATTTACGGTGCTGCAATTTTTGATGCGATTGGTGGTGATTATGTTAGTTGACAGCAAAAAAACAAAGTTAGGCGTTGAGGCAATTATTGTTGCTTCAGCTGCTGAGACTGACTCTTCACATCCAATTGCAACTGCTTATGCAGCAATCGTTAAAGAGTTAAATATAAAGGGAACTATTCCACTGCAAGAGGGTAATACGCTTTTTATTATTCATCACGTTTCAAGCAGAATTGGTTTCTTTCGAGCGCTTAACGCTGACATAGCAAAAAATTATCTTGCTAACTCTTTAGAGTTTGTTAAAGCAGCGTACAAATTAGGATATGACGAGCTTTATACAGAATTTGAAAGTCCGTCTATTTTAAACATATTTAAAGCTATTAAACGCAATCCTCCAAATGAAGATATGGAATTTGTAGCACAAGAAAAAGACGGAAAATATATTGTTACTTTATATCTTGGCCCTACTAGAGAGCGAGAAAAATAATGTCAGCTGTTGTTGATTTTGTTAAAGGTGCAGTCAATACCGTTCTTGACCTAGGTCATAAGGCGATTGATCTCGTTGTCGATACAGTTAAGGCTGTTATCGCTGACCCTCTGCCAACATTATTAATGATTGCTGGTGCTACTGTAGGGATACCTGTTCCGCTCACTGCGGCAGCGGTTACAGCCGCTAGAGGTGGAAGTTTAGAGGATATAGCTAAGTCAGCTGTAGGTGCTTATGTAGGTCAAGAAGTTGCTCCTGTTATTTCAGGATCAATTGCGCCAACTGTTGGAGGCATGATTTCTAATCAAGCAGTTGCTACTGCAGTTACAAATGCTATTACAAGTGGCTTAGTTAATGGCACTGTATCTGCTATTCAGGGCGGGGACTTTGCTAAAGGTTTTACTGGTGGTTTTGTAGGTTCAGCTGTTGGTGCAGGGGCTAAAGAAATTATTGGTAAGCCAACGATGGATTTCGCTAAGAGCTTAGGTTTTGACGAGCAGACTGGAAAAGCGATTGTAACTGCATTGAGTTCATCTGTAGGTAAAGGTGCTGGTGCAGCTGCTACTGGTGGTGATTTCAGTGCTGCATTTGAACGTGGTTTAGCTACCTCTGGCGTTAACTTTGCTGCTACAAAAGCATCTGATGCTATTAAAGAAACTCTAAAAAATGAGACATCATCTAATGATGCTGAGCTTAGAGCAAAGTATGAGCAAACAACAAAAATTAATCAAGACATTCAAGCTAATGCTGCAGCTCAACAAAAAGCTGTTGATGATGCAAATGCAAGAGCAATAGCTACAAATGATAAGCAAACTGCTTTACAAAATGAAATAAATAAATTTAATGACAATATAAAATTATCTCAAAGTGATGATCTTAGAGATAATATATATGGTCAAATGAATCAACTTTATACTGGTTATGATCCTGAATCTGAAACGTCTTATGTTCCTCCAGAAAATGCAGCGCAATTTGCAGCATTACAAAAACAACTAAATGAAGTTTATGATGATCAAACAAGAGCAGATATAAGAGCTGATTTAGTAAAAAGAGCTGAAGATTTTACAAAAGAATATAAAGATAGCTCTGACTATGTTACTAAGCAACAAGAACAACTTAAAACTCTTCAGCAACAACAAATAGATTTAATTAAACAATACGATCAAGTTACAAGCGGCACAAAACAAAGTGCTGCAGACTTTTTTACACAAGAAGAAAAAAATGCTGAAAGAATAAAACAAGCTTATGACCTTAATGAGCAATACAAAACATTAACTGGTCAAGAACTTACTCCAGAAAAGCTTGTTGAATTACAAAAAGCTGATAATTTAAAAGAAGCAGCTGCTAAAGATTTAGGCTTTGATTCAGTTGAGTCAATGCAAACTGCTTTAACAATGAAGTCTCTACCAACTGATGTAGCGCCTAAGCTAGAAGGCAGAGAAGGTGAGATTGCAGGTCAGCTAGTTAAGGAAACATTAGAGGACGGCTCTGTTGTTTACTCACGTACGTTTACTGGTACGACTCCAGACGGTCAGAAATACTCATACAAAGCAACCTATGATGAAAAGAATCCTCGTGGTGTTGAGTATGAGGTTTTAAATGGTGTTTCACAAAACTATAAATCTGGAACCCCTGTAGATGTTGTATCTGGCACCGAGAGACCTAATTTTGGCGTACCTCCTGCTCAAGATACAGGCACTACTACAGAAACTAAAAAAACCGCAGCTGATTTACAAAAAGACGCTGCTGATGCATATAACAATTTTGTTAACACTTCTGTAATAGCAACTCAAGTACCAACCCCAGAAAATGTAGATGCAGCAAATCAAGCAAAGTTAGATGCTGAGCTAAAGCAAAAGATGGCTGATGATGCTATGGGTGTAACTAATACAGGTACTACTGATACTACTGGCGCTGGCTCAACTGGCAGCACAGATACATTAGCCCCAATTAATCAAGAAGAATTACCTGTTAAATCTAATCAAACGCTTCCTATTAGTGATAATGTTGGCAATAATGTAGTGCCAGACAATACAACTTCTGGATTGGGTAATGTTCTTGGTGATGCGGCTAAAACTATACTTACTAGCGGTTTAACTTCTGGCACTTCTGGTACTTCTGGCAGCACTACCACTGCGCCAACAGCTACTGCTAAGACTGCAGCGGTTGCACCAGTTGTGACTTCAGGACTTACTCCTGTAGCTAAGTCTAATACGGCTTCACCATCAATATATTTTGAAGCACCAAATATTATGATGACACCTGCTCAGATTGCTGAAAGAGAATCTTTTTCGCTAGGTCGCAGAATTAAACGAGGTGGATTAGCCTCAAAACGTAAGAAATAAGAGGAAATTATGGCAGACGCAACTACCACAGCTAACGGAACTACAGTAGCGCCAACAGCATTATCAGTAGGCGCAGCAGCTCCTGCAGCAGCAACTGCAGCTGAACCCGGTATTGGACAAAGTCTTATTGACTTAGCTAGTTCTATTTTATCTACTAATACAGGCAAAGGCGCTGCTATGGGCGGCTTGCTTGGATACTTGTTGAATCAATATGGATCACC